CATATTATTTTATTTTGGCAGGCCTGCTGTTCCCAATACGCAATATCTCAAATAATAAGTAATCCCTAACATTGAGACAAGCCAACACGCAGGCCAGCCAAAGTAAATGTCGGCAATTAAAGTTCATCCAACTTTTCTCCGCCAACACGGAAGGGCTTTTTGTCTGTCCTTCCAGGCCTGTCAGGCCTTTTGGGCATATCTGGAACATCTATTTTGATGTTGATTCTTGCGTTGTTTTTAATTCCAGCTATTCTTATTAATGTTCTTATTGCTTTAGCTGTATTTCCTTGTCTGCCAATTACTGCGCCCCTATCTCCTTCTCCTACTCTAAGTGTTAATAACACTCCCATTTCATCAACTGTGCGCTCAATCTCTACTTTTTTTGGCTCATCAACAATAGATTCCACGATTGCCCTTAATAGTTCTTGTGCTTTCATTATATTAGTGATTAAAAAATATTTTGCCGACCTTTGTTTATTCCACAAGGATTCAGGATTAGAATGGGATTTTTTCTGGGTCTATTTCCTCGTCTTTTTCTAATCCCGGTGCTGGCGCTGGTTGAGTTGGTTCATCACCTTGCCCACCAAACATTGCTAATGCCTTATCTTTCATATTCTCAATAACTCCTGCTGGTTCATTTTGCGCCACTCTTTCAATTTCTGCTTGTTCCTCTTTAGTAAGTTTAGAGTCGCTTCTAAAGGGAAGAACTGAATATCTTGTTTTCTTGCCTTCTCCTGTTCTATTAATTGTAATATCATAGTTAGGTAATTTATCAAATTCATATTGTTTGTTTTTAGAATATTTACCAATATCTCTAAAAACCATATATGGCATTACAAATAATTTTACATAGGGTTCACCTGCTTTTTGTGCCTTTCTATCAATAACCCAACCGAGATACCTAACATTGATTTTGTATGGCCTTTCATCTCCTTTCTTTCCTGCTTTTACATCTTCAGCATCTTTTTTACAATAAGGGCATTGGTCTTTTCCTATACAAGTAAAGTATTTTTTCAGGCCAGGGTCATAATGCACACCGTAATCTTCAAATTCACTTACAAGTCGCACTTCATTATCTCCTACTACTAAATTAAACCAATCGCCTCCGCCACCTACCCCGTATTTTTTTTCTGCTTCTCCATAATCTGAAAATTTCATTTTTTTATTTTATTAGTTTTTTAGTAATTGATTTGCCGACCTTTGCTAAATTAAGTGTAATGGGATAATCTTTTTGAGCTGGCTCTACATTGCCACACTCGTTTTCCCAGATTGCTTTAGTGTGCAAAAACAAATCAAACTGATATGGAATATCAGTGAATTTATAATTTAACTTGTTTCTTCGGTATCCTAATTGTAGAATGCCCAATTTGGCTTTCTCTAATGTAAATTCATTTCCCATTGTCATTAAACTTGATAATGAATTATGAATAGCATCGGTTTTTATCACTCCTGGCTTATACGCAGATAATTGTAATCTATGAGAAGGCCAAACATTTTGAGAAGTTTTAAAGTCAATAATCCAAATGCCTTTTTCTATTTTGGTTCTACCAACTGTAATTGGTTCTTTTATTGCGCAAACATAATCAACTGTGCCTGCGTAATTATGTTCTTCATTAAAGATTACTGCTTCAGTAGCAATTGTTATTGGTTTAACTGTGTTATACCAATCAACAAAAGCCATTAAACAATCATATTCTGCCACCTTTAATTCTTCTTCCAGGCCAGTTTGCTTATTAGGATATTTAGCATCCATTTTGACTTTTTTGCCGCTTAACAAATCTTCAATTGCTAAATGGACTTTAGAACCCTTGCTTCCTGCTGCTTCTTTAATGGCCTCTGCTTCATCATATCCTTTTGAAGCAAGCCATTTCATAAACCCAATTCCTTTTGGGTAATAAGAAACAATCCAGGTTACAGAAGGCACAAATTTAATCTCAGGAATTCCCTCCTTATCTTTAACTGGTTTTACATACCAGCGCTCATCACTGGTTGTAATTTGAACAATATCTTTGTCTTTTGTTTGCTTGATTATTTTTTTCATTGGAGTTTAAATTTGAGGGAGTAAGAATTAGTTACCTAAAACTTATGCCCTCAAATCTGTAACTAATTTTTAATCTACTAATACTCCGCCAATAGCATCTTCTAATGATTGCTGTTTGGCTTGCTCGGCCTTTTCTGCAAAGAACTGGTTTTCTTTTTCTTCGGCTTCATCTATTATATCCCCGCATTCTTCACAATAATTTGGATGTTTGGGGTGAGGTGTGCTATATTTGCTTTTTCCAGATAATATGATTGTGCATCTTTTACAATATTTCATATTATTCCACAAATTTGTCATAGCACCATTGAGGATTTGGGAGTTGCTCAATACACTCCATAAAGTTTTGTTTTTGGATTTCATCTCTTTTATTAGCTGACATAACAAGCGCCGCTACACCAAGAATTAAAAGCACAATCAGTAATGTGCCGAAAACTGCATCAAATGCTGATGATGACATAATAATAAGTTATTTGGTTAATAATTTGCCGACCTTTCCTTTATTTTACTTTTTTTAAAACCCTTGTCAAGAGTTGCCAGTTTAGCCCTGATAATTTGCCCCACTCTTGCGTGTGAAATATGAAAAATCCGAGCAATGGCTCGGTGGCTATGACCTACTTGGTAATGTTTAAAAATCTTTTCATTTCTTTCAGATTTTGGTGTTGGATGGCAGATATGTTTTTTCATTATCTTTATTTTACTGATTTTAAAACCCTTGTCAAGGGTTTCCAAACAAAAAGGGCAACTTTTTATTAGTTGCCCAATTTTCTATTCTTCTTCATCAGTTTCTTCCTCATCTGTTTCCGCTTCTTCATCATCTGTCTCTGTATTTTCAGTTTCTTCATCTGTTGATTTTTCAGTTTCCTCTGTTTCTTCTTGCTCTGTTGTTTCTTTGTCCTCAACATCGGTCTCTTGGTTTTTAATATCTAATGGGTTCATTTTATTTGGTTGGGGTTTTAACACTTTTATAATCTATTGCCCCTTCAACACCAACATAAACTGAAACCGCAGTTACGATCGCAAGGATTGCCTGAAACCAAGTAACCTCTCTTGTCAACCCAGCCACCAGTGCGGAAAGAACAGCGACCAATGCTAATTGAAACTTTCTACTTTGAAGTTTTTGTAAGTATTTCATACCCCTAAAGTTTAATCTTATGATGACCTTGCGACCTTTATACTAATGATTCAAGGTCATATCCAGCAAACTTTTTAAGATAACTTGATGCTCTTGTTCCATAAGCATCTTGTGGATCAATCCCATATTTCACGAATTTCATCAGACCACCAATCCCGGCAATGTGGGCAAATGCGCACATTCCAGAATATGTGTGTTTTTTGATAGTAGTTTTTTTAAATCTTTTATCAATTTGTTTAATTAAATCTTTTATATGTTCTTGGAAAATTTTGTCTTGTATATTAGGGTTTCCAAGAAACACTTCTTGCGAATATGGTTTTTTCCAGACAAAACTCTTATTGCTAAATCCAGTTGTTCCTGATTTCCTTTTTGTATAACCTAAATCACACAAGCGAGCAAGCCCAAATTGATATTTTCCTAAAAAACCAAGAGTATTTACTGCCTTATAATTTCCGCTTGATTCTCTTTGCCCTAATGCTTCGCGAAAAGCACAATAATTTTTGCTTTTTTTCTTTTTTAATAAGGCAGTTGCAACTTCAATCATTTTTTTCAAAAGTGCTATAATTTGTTTTCTTAATTTGTTCATCTTATTTTTCTTGTCGCCATCTACTAAAATAAAAAGCAATTATCAGGGCCAAAGATGTGCCTACTGTTCCATTGATTCCTTGACTTACAAGATAAAAGCCATAGAAAACAACAAAAATAGCAAGTATGTCCTTTACTACAAGGTTTTGCAAACTTATTTTTCCTTTCATATTATTTATTCATTTGTTTTAATAGCTCTGGCCTAATTGCCAACTTGCGACCTTTTTATATTGTTTTATTCTAACCAAGAATCAAAATATCTTCCGTAAGGATTATTAACATATAGAATAATTAAACCCAATATAATAATTATTAATAAATAAAATCCTTTCTCCAATACTTCCCTGGCCCAATAAATTAAAATGTCTTTGATTTCTTTAATCATATCCATATATTTTTAATTTCATTATCATTCTATCATAATAGCCCTTCAATCTTTTGTTGTCTTTTTTCTTTTCCGCGTCTTTGATTCTTTTTTGCATATCTTTGTAATATTTATAAAAACCATCTATTTTATTAAGTTTCCTTAATTCGTCTTTTGTGGCGATATCTGCCTGTTTCTTTTGTTTTAAAACTTCATAATCCGCAAAATATTCATTTAATTGTCTTCTTGGATAGTCCGGATCTTTTAACATTAGATCACTCAAAACTGGTAAATCATACATTTCACCTCCACTTATTCTAAATTGTCTTAAAAACCCGCCAGAATAACTATCTATCAAATAATCTAATTGTATCGGAGATAATTTAACGCCAACTTTATTCATCCCTTTTGACATCCCGATAGCAAATTTGCTTGTATAGTCCTTTTTCCTTTCTGTAGGATATAAATATTGCATACCCGCTGATTCAATCGGAATTCCCATCCAATTTCTATTAGTTGCAACATCAATGGCTGGCCGAAGCATAGATGGGGTTGGATCCGGTATTTGTGATTTGGCTAAATCAATTAAATTTTTTATCCATTTGTCATCCTTATCCTTATATGAATCTAACATTGCTTGTGGAGCAGACATAAAAATCATTCCAATTTCAAATGGTATTGGCAATCTAAATACATTATTTCCTATTTTGAAAAATAAATTATTATATTTATATGCTGGTGGTAAGTTTTTATACCAATCTTCGTCTTTGTTTTTATACCAAGACCCTATTGCTAACAATGTAAGCCAGGACAATCCTTTAACAAATGTTTGAATCGGCCTTTCTCTAAAACTACTATAAACCTTTTCCGGGCCACGAATAGCAACATTGAAAAATGCAGTTATATCATTTATTTGTTTTGCCCATTTTCCTGATTTGGTAAAATTAATAGTAACATCTTGGGCATCATTGAATGCTTGAACAAAAGCATCTTCTTCCGTCCAGTCGGGATGTTTTCTTTGCCATTTTCCAGAGGTGTATTTTTTATAAGCGGCCTCTACTTCTGCGCTTCTTGGCCCCATTTCAGTAATTGATATAATATCCCTTAATGCACTTATTGGATGTTTAACAATTTTTAATACTTTTCCTTTTTTACCTAATTTTTCCATTAACATTTCGTCATAAGTATTTTGGGTGGCCGCCCTATCAAGTCCTATTTGTCCAGATAAAGCCCCACCGAGTTTTTTAAACCTCCAAGTAATTTCTCCTGGCTTTGTTGTTATGTCTTTATAAACGCCCTTAATTGGATCAAAAACAGTAACTTTTCTTCTTTTAGAAAAAACAGCATAAGATAAGGCATCTCTAAATGGATTCCTGGCTAATCCAAAGGAAAGTTTCAGTCCAGTAGCTCCCAATCGTAACATACGGGCAAATGGCGCGAATATTTTTCCTACTGGCCCCAATTTTAGAGGATCAATCCCTTTGAATGTTTCATATAAATCGGGGTGTATTTCGTAAAACTTCTGTTTTCCATTCCTCCAAAGAGAAACAATGTTTTCTTTTCCGCCATATCTAAAATCTTGTGTAAACACCGTTAAGAAATCGTTTGCATCTCTTATTGCCCAGCGCTCACCTGTAACTTGTTCTACATAGCCCTCAATCTGGCTGGCACTAAATTTTGTCGCTCTCATTGGAGCTGGGACTTTAGTAATAAATCCGCCTACGCCTTTTTCTTCAGCTATCTCGGCAAACAAATTAGCTATTCTTATTTTTTGCGATTTTGCTATTAGTTCTCTTGTTTGAGCTATCATTGCCTCTATTGGATTTATAATTGGCCTGCCACTTCCTTTGATACCCTTTATCGCACCCCCAGTATCAACATATCCGCCAACCCCACTAATTACACCCACTTCATCTATAAATGCTCTTTTGAATGGCAAATATGTGGGATTAAGATCCCTCATTAGTTTGGCTGTTTTTTTATCTAACCCTCCCGCCCTGATTACCCATCCTAAAAGATGATTTGACCAATTAGTTAGATTTTTCGCAGTTTCATCCCATCCTTTATCTTTATATTTTTCAATTATAAACTTTGCGTCATCAACATCAAATCCACTCTCTATATTTCTTTCAGCAAGATTTAATGCTCTTTTTGATACAGCATAAGCAACAAATTGCTTAATTTCATTATTGGAAATTGGTTTTAATACCTCAACTAAACCAGGGCCAACCATATTACCATACTCATCTATTGCTTTGTCCATTACAAATGTTCTGGCCACTGCTCCGGCTTTGGATTTATAATATTCCATCATTATTGCCGGGTTTTTGGTAGGGGTAAGTTTTTTACCAATAACTTTTTCTATTTCTCTAACTATTGTTTGAGGAATATAAAACTCATCATTAAACTTTTCATTTATAAACCTCAAAGCGTTTTTTAATTTAGGCATAATTCCTTTAATTTCTGTATGTTCTTTTTTCCAATCAATATGTTGAATTATACGATTTTCTGCTCCTTGTTTATGCCAAATATCCATTTTTTCCTTTAGCCCTTCCAATTTTGTTTTAGTTTCTTGGTTATTATTTAAAAACTGGTTAAAGTATTTGTGGAATTCTGGGGCTTTTTCTTTGGCTAATTCTGTTGTCATTCTATATCTTATATATTCTGCAAATCCTTCTTCTGTTCTTCTCTTTTTCTGGTCATAATCTAAATCAGCAAGTTCTTTTACTATAACTTTATTGGGGCGATACCAATTCCTGCCCAATGTTTTTCTAAAAACTCTATCAATATGATGGGATACTTCGTGAGCAAGGACTGATAATTCTCCCCACTTTTGCATTCTAACTATTTGTGCTTTTGGATAATACACTCCAGCAGATTTCCATTTATGGGTTGCTTTGCCTTTTAGGGGAACACCAAATGTTTTTTCTGCCCAGGTCATTATTTGAGTTTTATTGATTCTCTCGGTAACTTCTGGTTTTTGAGCCATTTTAACCTCCCATTTTTTAGCATATAGTGGTTGGCCTTTTTCTTCAATTGTGGCCCATCTTCTTTCTATTTGTTTAAATAAATTAGTTTTGGCAAATTCCTTTTCTAAATACGCCTCAAATTCGTCTTTTGGGGCTTCTATTGGCTCTGCTGGTTTTAACGGCTCTAATGGGGCTTTAACGGCTTCTGGTGGGGCTTTAGCTGTGGCTTGGATGTAGATGTCGGTGAGTTGTTGGTCGGCAGAATTATAATCTTCTAATTCTTTTGCTAATTTACTTATTTTTGGCTTATCGGATTCTCCTTCTGGCACATTCCAGGGATACTGCCCATAAGTATCTGGGTCTTGAACCCAAGCATCGGCTTCATCTATGACTGGTATCTTTTTGTATCCTAATTCCTGCAAAACCGCTACCCTGTGATTTCCGTCAATGACTTCACCTGTTGCAATATCTACTATGGGAGGAATCAAACCATCTTCTTTTATTTCTTTGATTATAGCTTCTCTGTTTACTCCAGCAGATATTGTTTCTACTTCACTTATGTCAAATAATCGAATCTTGTTCTGGGCTAACGGATATGATTTAAAGTATCCATAACTAACTAATGGAACATTATTTTTTGTGGTTTTAATACTGTTTTCTACAAACTCCTCCGCGCTCTTATACTTCTTTGCTTCTGCGTCAGCAAATTTGGGCGGGGCTTTCTTTGTTATCTTTACTACTTTTTCTTTCTCAATCCCAACACCCTCTGGAGTAATGGTCTCTTCTTTTGCGGCTTCGGCAAAGATTTTGCTGACATCAATTTCTCCGCTTGGTATCTCTCCTCTAATGCGTCTATCAACACCTGTTTCAACGGCCGTTTCTGGTTTATAGATTTTATCATAATTATTAATTATTTGTTGTCTTAATTTAGATGTGTTCAGCCCGACCTTGCTGTCCACTTTTTCTAATAAACGATCATAAAGTTCTCTTTGCCTACTAAAATTCTTTGCTGGAAATTTAATGTTTTCTATGTTCGTCAACCCCTCCATAACTTTATTAAATAGTTTTTTAGAGCGCAGGTGTTCAGGAATATCTGTAGGAAAAGAAGATGTTTTGCCAAGCATACCTATTACTTCTCTTGGCCCTTTTTCTGGGCTTACAATCGGAATCCTTGCCCCTGCTTCAGCCATTTCAAGTTCTAACCATACTTCCCCTAATGCTTGTTCTACTTTTTCTGGCGCAAGGGTCTTATAAAATTCCCTTAATTGTTCTTCCTTTTTTCCAATACTTGTTAATAATTCCTTTTTTTCTTCAGCGGAAACACGCACAACAACCTCTTTTTCTACTTTTGGAGGTGGTTTAATTTTTGTTTCTGGTAGCGTTATTACTTCTGGTTTAATTTTCGCTTTTGGTGGAATTATTGCTTCTGGCTCTGCCTCAATAACTGGTGCATTAGTTTTGTTCCTCCAGTTTTGAATGCTGGCAATCGTTCCAACTGATACTCCACCAATACCACCAAAAATACCAATTACACCAAGTGAAGTAAAAAATCTTTCCTTGCCCTCTGGCGTAAGAAGATGTTTATATTCTCTGCCTGCGATTGGGGCTTGAAAAAATTCTGCAAGTTCTTCTTCAAAAACCTCGCCAATTATTCCATTCCAGCCAAGTTTAGCTAATTGACTAACCACTGGCTTTGTAAATTCTTTAATGCCCCTTAAAAAAGCCCACCTACCAAGTGTAGCAGTGGCCAAGAACCTGATTGGGCTATCTACCAACACACCAGCTGATTCAGTAATGTTTTCAACAAATACCTCACCAAATGCTTGTGCCATTGCTTTTTCCCAAGAAACTTCTTGCTTTTCAAGCTCTCCATAAATCATTTTGGAAACAGGGCTTTGAAGCACATCACTATAATTAGGAATGTATTTTTCAAGTGTGGTTGAGGCAATTGCTGGAATATTAGAAGCACCACGCACTGCCAGGCCGATTGTATTTCCAATAATAGCGTCAAGCCCTATTTTGACCGCCCCCTTTTTCACAAGTTCTGGAGCATATACTTTTGCAATTTTAGTAGGCACTTCAACTACAATCTTTTTAACAAGTGTCTTCCCGAGCGCTTCGGTGGCAATTTTAGCTATGGGTTTTCCAATAACTGATTGTAATGTTGCCCATTCCGCTATCCAAGTCGGCATAGCCATAATGCCCATTCCGATAGCTTCCGCCCTATCATAAGGAATTGGCAATCCTTCTGCCTGATACCTATCTACATAACTTTGTTCTGCATCAGTAAGTTCTTGTCCTTTTTTAAGTTTTTCCCCAACTGCAATAAGTTTATTGAAATCTTCAGCAGATTGCACATATTGATAAAAAGGCACTAATTTTTCTGGTGTTCTTAATATCTTTTTTGCCCCATATTTCATTCTATTCAAGGCGTTTGGGTCTTTTTCATCTTCTATTTTTGTAATAAATTCCTGATAAAACTCGGTTGCTATTTCAAGATTTCTAATTTCATTGATTTTGTCTGTCTTGTCCATTGTTTTCTTTCCTAATATATCTTGCATAAATGGCGCTTGCCACACGCCCCTGCCAGGAGAAATAATACCTGGCATAGTTTTAAATTCTTTTTTGACTGTGGTCAATTTTTCTTGTATTCTTCCTAATTCTTCTTTGGCTGTTTCTAAAATAGGTGTTTGTTGGGTTGGCGGCCCAAATCCAAGTTCCTTCATTCTTTTCATTGTTGGATCTGTTGGCTGCCAATCAGGGTAAAAATCAAACACTTCCCCAAGTTGTTTGGGTTGTGGTTTTGGTGGTGTAACAGGAACATCAAATAATCCTTCAAACATCCCCTTCTTTTCTGGCTGTTCCTTCGCCCTTGTTTCTTTAAAAAGGTTTTCAAACATTTTATTAATCTAAAAATAATGATGGAGACACGCCATAATCTTCTGGATGTGAAGGATTAACATAAATCTTGGCAAATGCTTTATCAAAATCATCTGCTGTCAAACCGCCCTCTTTAACCCACGCATTTCTCGCCTTTTTATAATTTTCTGGCGAAATATAACCATCATCTCCTCTTACAAGATCCAACTGAACAGCCATATCTTTAATTGCCTGTTGTTTTGAAGTATCCACTTTTCCTTTTTCCCCAGTTTTTACTACCCTACCATCAGGATAGAACCAGGCCCATTCACCATCTTCTGTTTGTTTTAATGATGGAGCATAGGTTTTGGCTTTTTCTTCCTCCACTCCGCCAGTGTATAATTTTTCTGTTGTAAGCGTGCCGTCTTTGGCTTGAGTAATAAATGTAATAAATTCTTTACCAGATTCATCTGTGCTTTTGCCGCTATAAATAACTTTTTCATTAGGTTTAATAAGCATTAGTTCTTTAATTGCGTCTGCTGGAATATCTGCTTTTAATGCTAATTGATCAATTTGAGTTAATAGTTCAGGCGTTAAATCTGCCATTGTTTTGCCGGAAGCAGTAAAGGCGCTTAACATTACATTAAGATTAGCTCTGGCATCATCTCTTTGTTGATTTTCTTCTTGTAGTTCTTGGGTTTCTCTTTTATCAACCATATTTATTAACTGGATATTTTGATTAAAACTTGTGTTATACTCATCAACTGCTGCTTCATAATCTAACTGCTTAAAACCCATCGTAGCATTAACAACATTCAGTTTTGTATTATATTCATCAACTAATACCTGTTTGCGTCTTAAAAGTGCATCCAGGGCCTCCCTACCTTGTCTGGCAAGCTCTTGTTGTCTTGCTCCAATTAGTTCCATTGGCCTTAATTTGCCTTCTTCATCATATAAACCCAACCTTAATGACGCTTCTGCGTCTGCTATTTGAGAATTAAGATTATTGATTTGACTTTCAAGGGCGCTCATTCCTTGTTCATCTCTCAAGGCCTCAAAATCAGTAGCAAAAGTAGGCAATGCTGGTTTTTCTAATTTTTCACCAGTTTCAGGATCAAGGCCTGCTTCTGTTCTTAGGGTTTTTAATTGTTGTTGTCTTGTAAGAGTTTCTATTTCATCAAGTTCCTCTTGGGTTTTTTCCTCTTTTTCCTTTTCTTCTTCATCTTCTTTTTCTCTTTCAGTTTCAGAAGTAACCGCTACATCTTCTGGCGGACTAATTCCCACTGCCTCATAAACGCTTGCTGGAATTTCCTCTGTTTCAGAAACTCCTTGTGCAGCGGCCTCATCTATGATTGCTTGTTTTTCATCTATTTGTCTTTGGAGTTCTTTTGCCAGTGCTGTCTTTTTTTCTGTAATTTGTTTTTGTTTTTCAGCAACCTGCTTTTCTAATGCTTCTTTTTTCTGTTGTTTTTCTAATGCTGCTTGTTTTTCTACAATTTGTTTTTG